TCCATATTATCAATTTTTTTAAACTGACCTTTGCGACTTTTATAGGCTTGTAATGCCGTTTTATTCACGTTCAAAATAGCGTTGGTTTCGGAATCTCTTACGAGGTCGGAACTTTCTTCTACTTTCAAATACATTTTCTTATCCTTAAATCTGAAGCGCAATGGCTCTTAAATCTTTCACTCTAGGAACCACATGGGAACCAGTAGAAGTACGAAGCACAATTTTCAAACTGAAGTACTTATATGTATCAAATTGTGCGCCAGATGAATTAAAGTATCTGACCACATTGTTGTTTCCACTAAAGTTAAACGCACCCAAAGAGGTAGCATTCGCTGAAGGGAAACCGTACTCCAACTCGACAAAGTTATTCTTATTGACAATGCTGGATACAGTGTTCGCAGCACTCTCTTGGTCTAACTTAGTATAATGTTTGTCACGGAAGTCGTCAGGATCTTCAGCGTTCTGAATACGAGCATAAACGTCGATTTCTGTACCGACTGGTTTGTATGCTGATAGAACTACTTTGATATCTTCTGCTTCTTGACCATCCGCTAAAACAATTTTCTTTGTGATATATCTTGATTGGGCGTTACCGAAGTTCCCAAACTCGCCAGTATTATCATTATTTATAATATTGTGAACTGGGATAACTGACTTGGTTCTGCCCACATCAACGACTGGTGATAGACGATCTGAGCCAGAAGTCATTGTGCCACTTAATCGAAGTGTCTTAGCACTGCCAGTGTTATTGACTTCATTTGTTCTGCTTGCGATAATTCTTTCACCACCCACAAAGTCATTATTCTCAAATGCTTCAATGGCAGTCTGTTGTTGTGAGATAACATAGTTGTTTGCTGTGGTATTTGCTGACCATGTAATATCTGTATCAACATACTTAGCAAAGGATAGTTTAGGTACGAGTACATCGTATTTGTAATCTTTCAGACTGTAGACCTGTGCGAAAGCATTACTGACCTGACCACGATAGAAACCATCATCAATAGTCGTATTCGATGTAAAGTTACCAGATGAATTGTTGGCAACAATCTCATTACCAGATGGATTGTAATACTGAATAAATCCAGTAGCAGTGTTTGGTGTAAAGGTATTGACTACACCAGTAAATGTACCAGCACCATTAGCAAAGGTGATAGTGGAACCATCTGCGATAGAACCCTTCATGTCAACCTTGATAGTTGGTGTATCCGTCGTTGTTACCAACTTCCGAACCTTACCAGTATTAGAACCGATAGTGACCGTATCGTTGACTGCAATCGTAGCAGCATTGGAAGTCATGAGAACGACTGCCTCACCTCTGATCTTCTCACCGATATTGAAGCGAGTACCAGAGAACTGCGTAGCATTTAGATATTCGTCATTGTCATTGGTGTAAACAACACTACCAGTTAAGGTATTATCGAAGTTTGCACGCCAGATAGTAAACTGAATATCTTGGTTCTGTCTTGGTGTATATGTTCTATCGTTAGCAGAAGTGAACAACATACCGACTGCTGGTTGCTGGTCGATAAGAGCATTTTCTGTTACATCAGTACCACCAAGTTCAGCAATCCACAAACGATAGTCTGGATTTGAACCATCTGGTTTTACGACGAATGCATATTCTGTGTCACCCCGTAGATATACAGGCTGGTCAAAGTAGAATGGTGTAGGTGCGTTTGCAGTATCAGAGATATTTACATCTTCTGGTGCGACACGCTTGTAACCGAATGGTACACGAATAGCAGTGATTTGACCGTTGATAACTTCACGGAGTTCAATAGCAATACCAGACGTTGAACTTTTCTCTTGGAAGTATAGATCGATACAGGAGATGAAGAAACCATCAGCACCTTGACCGAATAGGCTGTCAGCAAAGTCTAGATTTTCAAACTCATAGTCACCAACACGGAATGTCTGTGCGACCGGATCTTTATGTGCCTGAAGACCGCTGAATCTTGAAGTGGTTGTCCGTCGCTCGCTGACAGTATCGTGTGACACTCTTGCTTCACGAGTGTTGAATGTGATGCCACGCTGTGAACTTGCTAGACCAACGGAGGTGTAGTTAGTGACAGCAGAAGTTGTCTCAGTACCAGTCTGTGTTGCTGTATTAGCAATGTCAACTAGTTTGAATGGACGCTCACCTTGACGGAACTTTAATGAATCGTTGTTAGGAATAACGAAGACACCGAATACATCACCGTTTGCATTTGTCTCTAGTGAAGCACCAAGACCTGCTGTGTTAGCAAACTCTTTGGTAGTAGGTGCGACGAAATCATTGACTAGAATATCGTCAAAGTATGGGAACACACGAGTATTTGGTTTCATACCTGTGCCACGGAATTGAACTAGACGTGATCGCATGAATGGTACGATATCAGTGCGAGTTAAGAATGGACCAGACTTTTGAGTGCGATTGAATACATCGACGTTTAATCGAGTACCAGTGCGGACTTGCTCTTGTGTGGTAGTGATTGTGACATCATCGATAGCGCCATGAGTGCCAGGGCGACCTTCGAAGTTTTCAAGAGAACCAGTACCACCTCTTACGAAAGCAACACCATTTACTTCTCTTGTAGAAGAAGGCGGACCATCATTATTCCACTCATTCCAGTTAGTACCCCATGCATCTTTTAGATTTTGCCAGTTAGAAGCAAGGTCAAGATCCCACTGTACGTCTGGTTGAGTTGTTGTGTCAACCCAATGATCTGCTTCTGGGAACAGGTCTAGATTACCAACCCAGTTGAATGTTAGTTCACCGACAGGGTTGATGGTCTTGGAAGCCCATGGTTGGTCGATATGAATTTGATGAGTATAAGGTAGAGTTACTAAATCACCAGGGGTAGCATTCTGAACCGTTGATGTGGTTGCTGTATCAGCAGAACCATCTTTCTTCAGAGTAGCAGATGTGGTGAATGTACCACTTGCATTGTGTAGATACAATCTGACAATACTGCTGTTAGCAACGACAGTCCGAACTGTACCCTGTGCAGTTGCTGAACCAAGCGAAGAGCCAAGATAGACAACATCACCGTTTTGATATGAATCGGTATTTGCCGTTACATCAAGTCTGACCTGCTTGCCTTCTTTAGTGACATTGCTTGAAAGTGCACTATTGAAAGAGATGTCAATATTCTGCGAATCAAACTTAGGTCTTAGTTCACCCTTAACTTTATCAATGGATGAGAAGTATGATGGGTCTGTCAAGTCAGCATTATTATGACCGAAGAAGGCATCTACAAAGATACCGTTCTTGAATCGATCAAGACCATTCTCATCAGGAATTGCTAAGTCTCTTGCTGCCTTCTCTAGAACATTCAAAGCAGTATAGTATTCAAGGCGGTCAATCCGAGTTGAGATATCTGAAATGTCTTCCATGGTATAACGACGATGGAAGAATGGTTTGACTTTGACTGCCAGATCAACACGAGTACCTTCAGTCTGTGGGTCAATGAAGTTGTAAGCATTCTCCAGTGATAGTGATGGGAATGGAGGAATGTTTAGCAATGACAGAGACATTGACTCTGCTGGTTCTAATGGTGGGAATGGTTTATCAGAAGCAATACCTTTAATTACTTTCTTCTTACCATCTTTACCAATAACCACTCGGTCAACACGAGGTAGATAGTGAATAAGGTCTGAACTGAATGTCTCATCAGGAACAGGTACATATGAACCGTCTGAGTCTACATCAACCGTAGTTGACAATGCAGGGTTGACTGCTGAATCAGCAACTGTAGTGACGTTTGTATTCGCAGCAGATGTTACTCTTGGACGGAAGTCTAGTGAGTCACGAAGGTCATATACGTTTCGTGAGGTCTTTGAAGAGAACCGTGGAATCTGTGGTGTAGCAATCGCTGTGTTATTTGCTGTTGACTCGTTTGGATCAATAGAGTATGAATCAACAGAGAAGAACCCAATACCACCAGAACGATCATGCTCGAAATAGTCAATCTCTACAACTAAACGATCATCAGTTGAAAGTGCAAGACTGCTACCTTCTTTTAGTGTAAGTAGTGAGTGCTTATAGAGGTTATCGTCTGAGTTCCGGATGATTCTAAACTCAGATGTTACATCTCTGTTATTTACTGAATATGTTGTACCCACATAAACCTTACGCAAATTGAATACATCAGCAACACCAAGACCATATGGACCAACAATACCAGCGCTGTGAGATGATAGATCCAATCGTACAAACCGACTCTTACGAACTGCTTTAGCAGTGCCAACTGCTGTCTCTCTTTTGTTATTGAAGAAAACTGTAATGTTGGTTGAGTTGGCAAATGTCTCTTTCAAATCGATTGAAGCAACTGTACCAGAAGAAACTGTTACCGTTCTTTCTGTACCAGTTGTACCGTTCTCTGTCAAGTCAAAAACATAACCTGTTGGGAAGATCTTGTGGACTTCAGCAGTACCTGCACCGCCATCAGCAGCCAAACAGTGGAATGTTGAATCGTCTACAGTAGCAATAGCAGGATTGGTTGTCATAGAAGTATCACTGGCAATGTCAACGATACGAGTTACAATGGAACCTTGACCGCCAGTATTTGACACTGAGATGTAATCACCAACCTTAAAGTTTGTCAGGAATGTAGTATTATTACCAACCAACGTATTTGCTTGTTGAGTATTAGCAACAGCACCGAATACCTGCTTGACAAGACCAGGGACACTAGCAGTCTGTGCAGTAGCACCAGCAACAGCGATGAAGTCACGCTTTTGTGTATCGTTTAGCGCACCAACACCATATGGAAACTCTTCTGTACCACCAGCATGAACGCCAGAGATAGCAAGCGAACCAACACCAGCAGTGTTGAACGAGATTGTTGCCTTATCACGGAACTGATAGAACGCATTGATTGTACCAGTGTTTGTCGTGAGTTGTTTGGTTGCCTGAACACCAAGCGAATAAACATTTCTGTTGAACTCTGGGTCTTTGATGACTGCCTTGGTGACAGTAGTAGCAGTTGACCCACCACCTGTTGTACCGATAACGACTGTTTCTAAAACAGCATCAGCAAAACTATCTGGACCTGAAGCGTTATTTACATAGAATGAACGGACATCGCCAAATGACTTACCAGAAGCAGTCATGTTGATATCAAAGAGATACAAACGGAACTTACCGTCTTTCTGACCCATGATACCAGACTCATACTGCATACCACGAACCTTAGCCGTACCAATCTCAGCACCAGGAGCAGAACCTGCACCAAGCGCAACACTACCACTTGTTACAGCAGTAGCAACGGTGTCTCGTAATGAAATGGTCTGAACTGTGGTTGGATCCCATGGACCAACGACTTCGTTTACAATAGCATAGTTACCAAAGTTTGTGGTGACATTTACACCGACTTCGTGCTTGGTATCAGTTGCCTTGTCTGTCTCAATGAATTCTGTTGTGAGAGTTTCGTTACGATAACCCATAATGTAAGCAACACCTGGCTCAATACCAATAGCAAGTTTGTCCTTATCACCACCTTCACCAGCAGTATAACGACCGAAGTTGCTACCTGTATTCAAATGCTCTTTTACATGAGTATTGATTTGTTTTAATTGATAGTTACCAGACTCTTCGTAGGTTCTCTTAGCAAGTTCTCTACCAATGCTGTTGAATACCGTATCATCTCTTACGATACGAACCTTACCGCTTTCAACCTCAAAGATTGGAAAGAATGATTCAGTATTAGCAGATGACAAGTTTGAAGAATCGAATAGTGCTTTCTTGGTAAGTGTTGGTGTTAGAACCAAACGATCAGCACCAGGAGCAGAAGCGTTGTATGAACCAGCAGCATTGTCAAGCAGTGTTGTATCTGATGAACTGGTTGCGATACTTTCTAATACCTTGAAACCAACCTTATATGAAGGTGTGGTTGAATATTTTTCTAGGACAAGCGTTTGAGAAGCAACGTTGATGAAGTGACCCTTGGAAAAGATTGTACCACCACCGACATTGAAGACTGACCCAAAGCCAAATGCACCAGCAGCAATAGTGTTGGCACGCTGACCAGCACCACCATCAGCAGGAAGAAATACAAGCTCTTCATTCAGACCAAAAGTTTTATTTGTCTTTGATGTACCACTATCAATATACTTGACTAAGAATGTGTTGTAGTCTGGGGCAGTAGTCTCAGCACCAGCAGCAGTAGAGATAATCTTAGCACGAACACCCGTGGTTGCACCTTGAATAGTTCCACCATCGAAGTCTGTAACGGTAATAGTATTACCACCAGCATCGTTATCTCTCAGCTTGATGAATGCGACATTAGCATCATACTGAAAAGCACAACCGTCGACGATTGTACCCTCTTCATAGATGTTATTTCCAAAACGCTCGACTTGGTTTTGAAGAATAGTTTGGAGTTGATTTAATTCCCGTGTTTGAACCGCAAGTGAAGGCTTGAAAAGAACTTTGTGGTAATTCTTTAACTTTGCACTCGTTTCGAAATCATCAAAGTAGGGAGATAAATTGAAATTAGTCTCTATTGCCATTCTTTTAAACCTTAAAATCTAACGATAAGTTTGATATCTTCTGTCTGATCTGCTGCCCGACTTACTGGCAATCTATTCTCAACATAGAGAACGTCGCCAACAAAGTCTTGTAGATCTCTATTATTTATAGACGATACAACAGCAGTTTGTGTGGAGGTGTTACCTGTAATTGTTTCACTAGCAGTAAAAGTACCATCTAATCCCGTGACACTGATAACACCTGCCGTACCAGAAGCATTCGTATTTGCAAATGAAACGAAACGAGCAGCAGCACCACTTGAAGAACCGGCAATCATCTCATCGGCAGAGAATGTACCAGACTTACCTGTTACTGTGAGTTTGGTTGTCATGTCGTAAACTGTTGAGTTTGCCTGTGCACCTGAGAACAGAACAGGATCACTAACCAAGCCAACAATGCGGAAGTCATTATTGGTAATAAAGGTGCCTGACTCAGTGCCAGTCATACGGACGTTTAGCAGAACATCAGTTGCACCGAGTTCACTTACTGGGTTAGAACCATGACCACCATATGGTGCGATACTACCAGCAGCAGTTCCACCAGTACCATGTGAACTGTTAGCAGAGATTGCAACGGAATATTTACTGTAGTTAGAGCCAGTGTTAATCATAACAATTTCGTTGATAGTGTTGCCCACAGTAGCAGAAGCAAGAGCAGGAAGTGCGACGTTAGCATATGCCAGTGCACTTGAACCATCACCCGTAATTGTGACTTTAGGACCAACGATATATGATGATCCTGTTGTTGGGATGGGTGAGAAGGCAGCATTCACAGTTGCCTTATTGATATTGCCCTGGTAGTCAACGATTTCTCTTAACTGACCTGAACCTGTACCACTACTGATATAGATTGTAGAACCAACATACGAATCATCAGTTGTACTTGCACTGGTAAGTTTTACGATAGTTGAACTGTCAACATTTGAGAAAGTACCAGCAGCATAGAGATAACCAGAACCAGCGGCTGTTACATCGACGTAATCAATCGCACCATTAGATGCTGCTGCCTGAACGTCAAACTGTAGACTGCCATCATCTGCTGTGAGTTCTTTGACAGGAATGAAGTTTGTCGTTGTGAACTTCAATACATCAGCAGGAGAGATGTTATACATAAACTTCCAGCGATACCCATCAGAAGTCGTTACGATTGAAGTGCCCGTTGATGTAGGTTTAACTGTTGACAATGCCCCATTATTATTGTCAATACATTTGTAAACATTAAAATCGTCAGTGACCACAAAGAATGCACTTGTGTAGAGAGATGTATTTGAATCTGAATATGGAGTATATACCTGACCAGAAGTCCAGTTGTTCCTTGCGACGACAAATGTAGCATCACTTGACGTAACACGCTTTGCTGCGATCATATTCCGCCAGATATTATAGTCAGAACCCAAAATGGTATCTGTTGGCGTGGGTGGAGAAGCATCGTCTGTCCAACCATGTGCTTTTGCTAAAAACATATAGTATCGAGTATTGATGTTTGCTGCTTCAGTGAATGACTCAAAGAATTGAGTGGCATTATTCAGTCTGAACTTATGTGTGATAATTCCTGGCATTTGTCATCTCTTTTAATGGGTGTTAGTATTATTTATATTAATCTTGAGTGAATGTTCCACCCAATTTTAAGGTAATCTGTTGACCCGCATTAACAGAGGTCTTATAATCTGCCGGTCCTGCAATTATTTCTGTATATGTAACAGTATTAGCAATAATTGCTTCTAATGGTGCTGATGTTAAAAATACACCGCCAGCACCACCAGCAGCGGCATTTGGAAATGAAAGATTGACGTACTTTGATTTTCCTGCTTGAGTAGTTAATCCACTATAATACTGTGGATATGATGATTGAACATAACCAGATCCACCACCAGCTCCACCACCATAATTATTATCGTCTGGACCTGACCCTGCTGTTCCTCCCCCTCCTCCATAATAACCACCACCACCTCCACCAGCATGATTGCCGCCATTCTGACCGGCTTGGTCGCCATCACCAGCCCTTAGAAAATCACCAGAACCACTTCCGGGAAATGGCAAATGTGGACTGTTGCCGCCAGCTCCACCAGAACTTTGGGTTGCCCCATAACCACCATAAGCACTTGGCGGCGAAATGCTTGCTGTACCATTTCCTCCATTTGGTCCACCGCCAGCACCAATGGGTCCGAAAT